CGCATCGGAGTAGCTAATGCTTAACTCCTTTGCTACGTTCTTAATCTGTATGTCAGCAGCTTTTGCTAGCGAGACAGTTATTTCTGAATACTCTTTTTGTTCTTTAGTCATTTTAGTATCGTTCATGTAAGCAGTCTGTTAGGTCATCGACTGTTGTTATCTTAGCGTTTGCCGACGCTTGCTTTAAGGTGAACAACTTGTTCCTCATAGTTGTCTGCCATTCATTAGAAGATGTAAGTGAGTCGTCCGGCTTCTCGTAGAAGTCGATCAACACGTCGATTAACTCGCTAACGTACAGCCCATCTTTCGGCCAAGGTCTTCTTTTCATTTGTCGTAGTATTTCTTTGCAGCCTCTATGACTACGTTAACGTCATTGTCTATGTATGCCTCTGGAAACATACCCATCGGAGTCTTAGCGGAGGTGATGCCGTCGCTGTTAGTCTGGAAGACGTAGCGTGTGTTGCCATCCTTGTCGCGTTTAACTTCTGTGAACAGTACCATAAGGAACTCCTTCTCTATGCAACCTTCGTGTTGCTTGCCTTGCACTTTAACTCGACGTACATTATACGTGTCGCCGTTGGTCTGTGCGATCTGTACGATCTCGTCGATTGCTGTGAATATAACAGCAGCGTGATCGTTCTTAACTTTGTCTAGCGTGGCACGTATCATACGGTTGTAGTACGACCACACATCAAAGCCCTTGAACGATGCTTGTGCGAGTGCGATAAGAGTCTCGACGTATTTCGTGAACGACTCAATGACTATGACCTCGCAGCTTTCGTCTGCCAGTGCATCGTTTAACGCAGCGTCGAACTCTTTTATGTTAGAGCAGGGTGCTACGTAAGGGAACTTCTTGGGGAAGGGCATACCCTTACGCTCAAGATCTATTATATATGTTTTATCGGGCGGTAGGTTACGTAGCGATGTGGACTTGCCAGTACCGCTACCACCTACGATGCCTATTATAGGTTTACTCATTGCTCTATAGTTGCGAGTTGATTTTCAGCCTTTTCGATACGTTCTTCTAACGTATCAACCTCATTCCTAAGAACGTTTATCTGTGATTGTAGGCTTTCTACTGAGCTTACCGTTTCTTCTGTATCTTTATTTGTATTACTCATCGTGCTTGTTTTTTATCGTATGTTTTAACTGTTGTATTAGAACGTCTTGTTCTTTTATTTTATTCTCAAGCACTACTAAATAGTGCCAAAGGTCTATTACTTCTTCCTTCGCAGCCTTCGCTAGCTGGCTCTTGTCCATTAGCCACATCCCTCTAGTGCCGTCAGGGTTATGTTCTTTCATGCCAGCATCAAACTTGCGAGGCGCTTTGAGTGTAAATTCTGCTAGCGCTCTCTCTTTTATTTCAACGTCGGTCATCATATCTGGAACATCAAAGGATCATAGGTGTTAGTTGTGGAGAATAGCGAGTCTATGATAACCTCACGATCTTCTGCGCGTGGTGTGGTGCATACAGGTGAGAAGTTACACTCACCAAATTTTGTCTGGCAGCAGGTGAAGTTAGGCAAGAAGACTTCTTCTGCGTCAGTGCCTTTGTCTATCACACGACGCAAGCCGCTCATGAATGACCACACGACCTCACGTAAGTGATTCTCGAACTCTGCTAGTACGTGCTTCGGGAACGTAATGATAGTCGAGCGTTGAAACTTACTCTTGCCGTTACGTGATAGGAATATGCCGTTGATAACTACACCCCTGTCCTCGTCAGGGAACAGATGCTTGTGTATCATAGTGTACATCATCATCTGCGGTGAGTTTTGATAGCTCTCAAGATACCTGTCAACTTGCATGAGTGCGGTAGTCTTGTGGTCTACTAGCACAGGGATGCCGTTGAAGCTACCAATCATATCTACCGTACCGCACAGCACAACGTCTATCATCTCGCCGTCTGTCTCGTATGGTATGGCAAAGCGTTGTTCTAGCAATGGGCCATCGTCACCCATGTCGGCCTTCAGTCCGTCGAACTTCTCGTACGTCATGAAGTATTGCTGTAACGTAGCAGCAAGATGTCCTATGTCACGGAAGTCATTGTCTGGTATGTGAATGTCTGGCTGTTCGTAATGTTCTAGCGCAACAGCGAGTGCTTTCTTACTGTTGCCTGTCGTGTAATACTCCTGTAACGCCTTGTGGTAAGCTGTACCATACTCCATCTTATGTGACTTCGTATCGTAGCGTAATCCTCTGCCGCCCATGTACCACAAGCGCCGAGGACACGCGCTTTGCGTGTACAGCGATGCGTCTATCTTAACTATGTGGCGGCCATCTTTGGTTTTATGTAAGGTTGTAATCATTTTAGGTTTGACGGTAATAAATCTGTGCCTTCATCTAACTCTACGTTATGTAGTTCAGCTAGGTCACGCATCTGTTCCTCTAACGTACGCTTTGATCCCATTGATAGGGATGTCTTACGCTTACGCTTCGGCCCTTTAACTATCTTCACGCTATCATCTAACGGTGGCTGACAGACGACAAGGTATGGTTTGAAATGTTCCAACAACTCATCGTCTGTCATAGCCTCAAGCAACTTTACGTCGCAGTTAAGTAGATCTTCTATTGTCACCGTTGTGTTCTAGTGTATCGTAAGTAGAATACTATAAATGCCCCTATGTATATCGCTGGGCCGACTATATCTGGTTCCATGTTAACGTATCATACGAAGGCTTGTGTCTGTGAATGTAACTTCTGCGTCAGGTGCGTGAGTAGCTATCGTATCGTGTACCCATTGCTTATCTGCTTCTGTTATACCTATGTCCTCACGTGAGAATATCTCATCGCTTTGCGCGGATTGTAGCCACGTGAGTATGTCATGCCGCCACTTTATGCTATCACTTGTGGCAATTTTTAACGTGCGCCCGTCTAATGTTTTCTGGCGCACCGTGCGTATAGCTTCTTTGAAGTATATAAGAACACCTTCGGTTAGCTTACGCATGGATATTTGTGTACGCAAGTAGCGGTAGTCTGTGTTACGTTCGCTCTTGTCGTTGTGCATTAGCCATAGCAGACCGTCGTTCAACTTAACGTACAACGTACCTGCGCTATAGCCTGTGTCGGCGCACGGCACAAAGACATCTTTTGTCTCCGATAGGAGTTTGTCTATGATGGGCCGTATCATCTCTGCGCTATTCTCGTTGTAACTGCTACGGTTTGTCTTTGGCCTAGCAGTAATTTCAGAACGTTTTAACTTGCCTACTACGATGTCAATGTCATCTGTCATGTTAACGGTGTTATCGTATAAGATAAAAAAGTAAGGGAGGCTATTGCTAACCTCCCTTACTCTTACGTTAGGATTATGCAGCTTCCAAAAGCTCTTGCATTTTGGTAAGCAACTCTGCGCCCTTCGCTGGATCGCCAGCCTTGAACGCTTCCTTCGCTAGCTTGAACAACGCGGTAGGCGTTACTTCACGCTGGTCAGGTCGCCACTTGTCAGCATCCTCGCGTGAGAACAAAACTCCGTCAGGATTCTTGCTTACTAAACGCTTCTGTGCCGTAGCGAGTTCTTCACCGCTCAAGCCCTTCGGTAAAGAGTTCTTTACCTTAGCGCGAATGCGGCTAGCACACTGCTGGTTCAACAGTGATAGGATGTTATCCTCTCCGATAGAATCAATAGCTTCTGCTGTGCTATCGAACTGCTTCACGGAAAACTTGAATCCCTTCCAGTCTCCGTCCTTATACTCTTGTTCTATGTATTGTGCCATAGGTGTTTTATTATGATAGGTTCCAACTTATCTTCTAGAGGCCCACATTGGGGCCAGACATCTTATATAAAGCAAGAACCATGCCAAGTCAGTTATCTTTTACGTTTTTTATTTTCTAGCACATGAAACCGTCAAGGCAAAAGTTCTAGAACTTCATACTGTAGCATTATCTGTTCTAGCTCACGGTAATTCCCGTTGATAGGGTCAGTGCTAGCGTAGTCTAAGAACACCTTCTTGTGTTTGGCTGGTATCTCACACCAGTATGGGTGTGTTAGAAGAAAATGCTCCGCATCATGCCGACGTTTGGCTAGCGAAGTGATATGCAGGTGGAATGTAGACAGACGGTAGTATAAATCATCTCTGAACATACCGTCTGCAATAAGTTTCTGCAAGTTTCTACAAGTTGCTGCTATGATACGGCAGTTTGTCTTGCGTGTTGCGTTATCTCCTATGATACGGTACGTGCCGAACTGTACAAGGCGTAGTATCTTAGCTTGTAAGCCTATCGGCATATCTCCTATCTCGTCAAGGAATAACGTACCGTTGTTAGCGTGTTCCACTAGACCTTCACGGTCACGGAACGCACCGGTGAAGCTACCCTTCATGTGACCGAATAGCTCAGACTCAAAGAGCGTGTCTGTTACGGCTGTTGTGTTTACGGTAACTATATCGTCTACGCGAGTGCCGTGCAGCAGGTTAGCGATTATCTCCTTGCCTGTGCCGGTAGCGCCTGTGATTAGAACAGGTTCGCTACGAAAGGACAGCGTAACAGCATCCTTTAACAGACGTTTCATGTAGTCGTCTGTCGTACGGTAGGCTGCTAGTCTGTCGTTTAGTCTGTGTACCTCCTTGTTGGTAGCCATCAGTATTTCCTACGTTGTCTGCGTACCTTAGCGTAGATAGGTTCGACTAACCTACGCACCCAGCTATTGTCCTTATGCTTCGGCCCTTTGTCAAGGACGATACGCTCATCGTAGTGTCTCTGTAGCATAGCTTCCCAACCTTCACCTACTTTAACTCTAACATACGAAGGGTTGTCGGTAAAGATAACCTTGCGTTCGTCGTAGGGTTGCCCCGCGTGTGTACGTGGAGCAAGCAAGGCTATCTTAGGATAGTCTGTGCTATTGTAAACGTCTGGCTTACGTGTCTTAGTTATGCTACTGTCGCTGAAGGTTCCTTTCTTTTCTAGTAGCCACGCTAAGTCCTCCTTGATCGTGGTAGTGCTGAGTCTCATGCTAGTTATTCTCCCCAATAGTGTACTACTTCTATCCAATCACCAGACTCTATCATCTTGCAGTTATCATGCGTACCGTAATACTGATCGAACTTATGCTGCCAGATGCTTTGCTTTATGTTACTTTCCGTAAGTAACGTATTCAAACGTTCACGTGTGGTAGTTGTAGGCCAACCGGCTAGCGTGATATGCAATCGCTTATGCCAAGGGCCGTGCGGACTGTCTATTATCTCCTGCGTAGCGATGACGTTACCGTGCAAGCGCATCTCTTTGCGCTTGCCTTGTATGGTAGCGTGTACCCTAACGGATGTGTTGTCTTTGCGGAAGTTCTCGC